CAAGTGGATTGACATCAAAGATTGTATCCGCTTTTTTTGGGACATATGAGAATACAAAAAATTGACCTGCCTCTGGAGCAGACACACTATCACTAATAACTTCTTCAAGTTCGGTGACTAATTCACTAGGATCTTCGATACCTATGAGTCGGTCTAATACTGGACTTATACGATTCATTTGACTCCGAGTTCATCCTCCGTCATTACCTTAAATTCATACAAACGATCTTTACAGTATTCACTTGCTGCTTTCCATTTTGCTTGATTACGAGCATACTCATAAGTTTCGTAAAGATAACTCTTTGTCTGTCTTTTCGGTTTCTTTGGAGGTTTAAGTTGTTTTTTGGGTTTTACTTCAATAATATATTTTTTGATTTTTCCAGTTGTCTCTTTAAGTTTGACATAGAAGTCTGGAAAATATCTATGTACACGATTATCAATCGGAGAGCGATATGGTATCGCAATCTCTTCACTTCCCCATTCAAGAATATTTTCATTCAAATCGCAGTAAACCATGAACTTTCGTTCCCAAAGTGATCGATAAATGATGTTTGATGGGTTTCCTTTGTACTTTCGCGGGTATGATGGTTGGTATCTCCCTTTATATGACATAAATATATAAAAACAAAGTCATAAAGGTATTTAGTGTGTCATTAGTATCAAAAATAACCATGACTGATGCCAAAGTCAAATTTGGTAAGTTATCGTTAAATAATCAATATCAAGTTCACTTCGCTGGATTTAATTCAAGCGTTCAAAACTATCTCCGAAATAATATAGGAATACTCAACGCAGATGACTTTATATCTCGTGAAATGGGTATTTTATGTTTTGATGCATCTTTACCTGCAACTGCCCTAGCAACTGCTGAAGTTAAAGATAATTTCATGGGTGTTCCTCAAGAGTTCGCTCATTCAAGATTATACACAGACATCGACTTTTCTTTTTATGTTGATCAAGACTACACATTACTGAGAATATTTGAGGGGTGGATGGATTATATAACCAGTGGTGCCGAAGGTGAAGTTGGTGATTTAC